AGTTTGTGGGACGTGGCGATGACGCCATCACCCTCCCCGGCATCATCTTCCCCGAACTGGCCGGCAGCGCGCTCAGCCTGGACGCGATACGCCTGATGGCAAATACCGGCAAGGCCTGGCCCATGGTCGAGGGCACCGGCCGCATTTACGGCCTGTGGGTGATCGAAAGCCTGAGCGAGACCAAGACCATCTTTTTCGACGACGGCACCCCACGGCGCATTGAGTTCACCATCAGCCTGAAGCGTACCGACGACGACCGCATCGACCTGCTCGGCGCCGGTACCAGCATCGGCGTCAACATCCTGCGGGGCCTGCTGTGATCGAGTCCGTCATATCCAAAGTAACCGGCTACCTGCGTAACACCGCAGAGCGTTACGCCCGCGACGCGGCCTACCCGGTGCCGGCGTTCCGGCTCACCGTCGACGGCCTGGACATCGCCCAACTGATCAGCCCGCGGCTGATGGGCCTGGAGCTGACCGACAACCGCGGCGTTGAGGCCGATCAACTCAGCATCACCCTCAGCGACCACGACGGCCTGCTAACCATCCCGCCCAAGGGCGCTGTGCTGCGCTTGTGGCTGGGCTGGAGCGATACCGGCCTGGTGGACAAAGGCACCTACACCGTCGACGAAACCGAACACAGCGGCGCGCCGGACGTGCTCAGCATCCGCGCTCGATCGGCTGACCTGCGCAAGGGCCTCAAAACCAAACGCGAACGCAGTTGGAGCAACACCACCCTCGGCGACGTCCTGGGCGATATCGCCATCGGCAACGGCCTGACAGCCACCATCGCCGGTGCGCTCGACGGCTTGCCGATCCTACAACTTGACCAGGCCAATGAGTCCGACGCCAACCTGATCAGTCGCCTGGGCGAAGAATTCGACGCGGTGGCCAGCGTCAAAGCCGGCTGCCTGCTGTGCCTGCCAGCAGGCGGCGGTAAGACCGCCAGCGGCATGGACCTACCCCACATCGTCCTCACTCGCGAGGACGGTGACCAGCACCGCTACCTGCAAGCCGACCGCGACAGCTACGACGGCGTGCGCGCCTATTACTACGACGTGAACAGCGCTAAGAAACAGGAGGCCATTGCCGGCGGCGGTGACAACCTCAAGGACTTGCGCCACACCTACAGCGACCAGCAGTCGGCCCTGCGCGCGGCACGGGCGGAGTTTCGGCGGTTGCAGCGCGGCAGCGCTACGCTCAGTTACACCCTGGCGATGGGCCGGCCGGATCTGATCCCCGAGCTGACGTACACGCTCCAGGGCGTGAAGGCGGAAATCGACGAGATCATCTGGTATGGCGGGAATGTGCAGCACAGCTTGAGTGCGGACGGGGGTTACACCGTCAGCCTGGAGCTGGAGAGCAAGTTGCCGGAGGACAACGTTGAGGATCTCGCGGAGGAGAACGAGGGGGATTACACAGGGATCATCGCGTATTACCGCGACGCGAAAACCGGGAAGGAGAAGACGATTACGGCGGGGGATCAGGCGAAGCCGAGGCGGTTGCGGTGGCTGTACGCCAGTGAGAAGACGGCCAAGCGGGCGGTAGATCGCGAATGGAAGAAGGCTCAGGCCGACAAACAGGTATAAACCCCGGAGCAAGTCCGGGGCCTGCTAACGACTTACTCAGGTGCCAGGGTGAATACCTCCAACAGCCGCAGTACATCTTTCTGACGCTGGGGGCTGATTATCCTGAACAAGGCCAGCAACATCACTTCCTGATCGCTAAGGCAGTTCGCATCTACGACTGACACTTGGCTTTCCGATACACCGCTGTTCTCCATCATGCGAATACTCCTTTCACACGCAACGGGGACTCGGCGCCTACATGACGCCGTTAAAGTTTCCCGGGGAACAGCTAATTTCCATCACGTATTGCTGTGTCATCGGACAGCAAACAAATAAATTATGTGTTTTGTTAAGTCACTGAGCGGGCTTGAACGGAGGCAGTGTCATGTAGACGCCGTTCTCACCCCAACCTTGCAAGTTGCCCTTTGCATCAACAACGTAATGCTCGTTGAAGTCGCTTTCGGGATCGTCAAGGCGCAGCCCACCATCCGGCAGTTTCTTGCCTACATAGTGCTCGGTATTTTTCCCACCGCTGGCAAAGACAGAATCCAGCAGATACTTGTCGTTCTGCTTGTACAGCACCATCACATGGCCCAGCGCACCGTCCTGCATCCAGCTACCGATCCTGCTCGGATAAGCCTTCAAGTCCAGCGCTTTAAGCGCTTGGTAGTCCTGCGCACTCAGGCCGATCAACGAAGATCTGTAGTTTGGATCGAAACTGGCGTTGGCCCAGTAAGCGCCGTCGGATTGCCCTTCGATGCGAAACCCAATGAAGGTTTTGTCGGCCTTGAACTTGGTGTCGACGCGGATGGCCTTTGCCACTTCAGCAAGCTCAGTGTCATTGAGTCGCCGGGGCAACATGGCCTCAACCTTACGAGGCCGTCCCTCGCGAAACTCATCTTTAGTGATGGTATAGGTGGACGGTAGAACGGAGCTTTGAACAGGCTTCTCCACAGGCAGTGCCTTGTCGGCAGGTTTGTCCTTATCACCACCTGAGCACATCGTGACAGCGCCAGCGATGATGACCAGCAGGATCAAAAGCCCGAATACCTGCTGCCCCACAGTCACTCCTGGGTTTTTTACGCCGCAGCTTGGGCAGACCTTCGCAGTCGCATCCACTGTGTGCTTACAAGATTTACAAGGCTTCAACGCCATTCGAACATCTCCTTTTCATCCCACGAAAAAAACCGACCTTCTTGGTCGGCGTATCAAATCCGCGTCTATGGCTGTCGTTCGCTGATGGGGCTACTTGTTCCCCGGCTGACTTGCCGCGCTGGCAAATGCCGCTGCCGTTCGCAGCAGCACTCTACGGTCATCCTCTGACATCCGACGCATGCTCCCCAAAACTGCCGACTCGACGTCGCTCAGGTTGTTGAGATCCGTGTCGCCGCGAGTGCCAGTCAGCACGTAATGCACGTCAACCCCAAGCTCTTGGAGCCCAGAGAGATAACGCACATCGGGAGAGCTGGACTCAAGTTCATAAGCCTTTTGAGTCCCACGGCTAACCCCAGCGGAGACGCCAAAGTCGGTCTGGTTTTTGCCCAGCCGCTCGCGTTCTTCCCGCAGGCGTTCACCTACCCCTAAAGAAATGAGCATTTTTTTGATCAAAATAATTTGACTTGAGCAGAAATCTGGCCAAGAATCCTTTTCGTCGAACACGATTAAACACGGACGAACACTATGCATGCCCTACAGACCCCCGAGCAAGCCCGCGCGGTTCTTGATCGCGAGGGTAAAAGCATTGCCGAATTTAGCCGCCAACATGGCTTGAACAAAAATCTGGTCAGTGACCTGCTGAACGGCCGTAAGAAAGGTCGTCGAGGTGAAGCGCATCGAGCAGCTGTATTGCTCGGGATCAAAGACGGCCAGATCACAAACTAGGGCCTCTGGCTCCAAGGGGAAACCAGAAGATGAAACGCCCAGTTCTAGACAGCAGAAAGAGCGTCGTTATGGCCGTCATCGGCGCCTACCCAGGTGGCCGGATGTACGCCTCGGCAGACCTCGGCATGCCTCTGAAGAAGTTCGACAACCAAGCCTACGAGAACGCCGGCAGCCGCCCATTGACCGACGAACACATCCACCGTTTGGAGCAGGTCGCCGGCACCACTTTCCTGGCTGATTACATCGCCTCAATGTACGGCGGCATGTTCGTGCCGTTGAGCCTCCCGGAGAACCTAGACAACGTGGAGTTGTACAGCCGCTCGCTCAAGGCCTCGGCCAAGCGCGGCAAGGTCGATCAGATTATGTCTGCCGCCCTTGACGATGGGGTCATCGAAAGGCGTGAAGCCGACGCGATCATCGCCGCCCTGCTCACCTACATGTCCGCCCGCTACGCCGAAGTGTTTGCGACCATCCAGCTTTACAGCCAGGGAGCTGTCTAGTGAGTACTTACAAACTGGTCTGCCCCCACTGCCATGGCCGCATGCGCATCCGCACCAGCGAAGGCCAACATATTTTCCTGCGTATCACCTACATGCAATGCACCAACGAAGCGTGCGGCTGGGCGGTGCGTGCTGAATTTCAGATGACCCACGAATTGAGCCCCAGCGGCATGCCTAACCCGGCTGTAAAGCTGCCCGTTGCGGACGTGGTCATTCGTCGCCAGGCAATGAAAACCGCCAACAATCAGCCCGATCTGTTGGACGAACTGGAAATGGAGCGTGCGTGATGAACCTCGATCAAAAGACTCATGACTACCGCAGCAGCATGCAACACGCTGCTTTCGCCTACCTGCAACGCCATGAGGCCGAATACCTTGTGGATTGCGATCTGCTGTTCGATCGCTGCATTCACCACCTGACCCTTGCTTTGGAAGTGCCGGTGTTCATGGCGCCCAAGCTGGTCCACAGCGCCTGGACTGAATTGCAGGTCATCAAAAAGCGCCGTTGGATTGGTATCGACTGGGCAAGTGGGTCGGACAGCACCCGCGTCCACCTGGTAGACGTTCTCGCGGATCAACGCTTCTCAGTACCGGCGCGGTTTCTGCCACAGAAGCTGCTCGACCAGCGCAGTACCGACTTCAAGCAACACCCTCAGTAACGCCCCC